ACATCCTGTATATACCTAAAAGTATTATCAGCAAATCTTTTATTATCTATTTGATAATAAGTATCAAAAGATTCTTTCATATCATTATGTGTTTTAATTTCATAATCATATATATCCAAATAAATAAAATCAGTTACTCCTGGAACAGTATCAACCCAAGATGTTGTAATTAATTTAATATTTTTATTTTTACAATAACTGTCCAATATGCTGTATAAATTATATACAAATAAATCTACGATTGTTCCATCTCTACCATCGTTAGTATTAAATTTATTCCAATCTCTACCGTAATTAGAAAAAAGAATAAATATATAATCTGGATCAGAATATTTTGCAATATATTTAAAAACATTTAAAAGTATTTCTATTGGCGACCCACCAGATAAACTTACATTAAAATATCCACTACACTTTTCTTTTTTATTTATCTCATCATACACTTTATAAGACCAACTTTTTTTAATATTATCCACTCCACAACCTGCTGTTATTGAACATCCAGCAAACAATAAATGTTTTTTATTATTATGTATTTTTGTAAAGTCATCACTAAAATAATAATTATAAAGATTGCTTTCAGAATTTGATTTTAAAAATGGTCCAACTATATCTTTGTCTTTTGTTAATAAATGTTGAAAATATTGAGGAGTATCTTTTTTTTGTTGTTCAATTATTCTTTTATAACTATCTGCATAATTGTTCATATTAATAAATAAAATCTCTTTTTTTAAAATGTTTTTTATTTTTTCTCAACCAAAAATAAAACTTTATTTTATATATTATTTTTTTCATCTAAATACCTTTCGTAAAAATATTCACTCCACGCATTATGATAGGCAATTCCGTAATGTTTAGATCCATCCAATGTTTCCATTAAATCTTTTCTGTCTTTATTCTGTTTACAGTAGTCATATAATTTTTTAGAAAATTTTAAACTATCTATATTTTTAAAAGTATCAACATTTTTTTCTAACAACACACATTGTTCATAAGGATTTCTAACTCCAAATTCAAAATAAGAATCTTCAGCACTTGGACGCATATACCCATTTTCATCAACAAACATATAATTTGGTTTTATTATATTTAAATCATTTTTAATTTTATGCCAAGATAAATCTTGTTCAGGAATAACCCAAGTAGTTGATATCAATTTTATATTATTAGATACACAATAATCTTCAAATTGTTTATAAAATTCAATAACAAATGGAGTAAGAAGTATGTCTGGATTTTTTAAATATCTAAAATCTCTTTCAAGATCTGGTAATAATAAAAATATTACATCTGGTTTTGTATATTGTCTTATATATCTATATACATTTGTTATTATTTCTATTATGCTTGCACCTTCAACTCCAAGATTAAAATATCCGCTAAGGGGTTCTTCTGATAAAAGTTTATTGTATAATATATGACTCCAAACCTCTTCATATTTACTTCCATAACCAAATGTATGTGAGCAGCCAGCAAACAATATATGTTTTTTAGAATGTGTTTTTATAAATTCTTCACATCTAAATCCTTGTTTATTTGTTACAAAAGAATAATTTAATTTTTTAAAATTTTCAACATCTTTAACATTGCCTTTATCTACTAAAAACTCATTTAATTTATTGCTATATCGAATACTAGCGTGTAAGATTTCTTGCTCAAAAGTCATTATTCTTGTCCAGTAGAGTTTCTAATCATGTGCGATGGCACATTATGAAACCAAGTAGGCAAAGCATATCTTGGTCCTTTTAAAACAGAATCAACTTCATGAACATATAAAAAGTTAGATGGAAAAAAAACAATACTGCCTGCTGATGGTTTAATAGTCACATTAGATTGTTTAAAAGTTATTTCTCCACCAACATAATCATCGTTAAGGTATAGCAATACAGATAAAACCCTAGTACTTACACCTTGGTCTTGATGTGGTGGCAAGTATCCAGATTTGTCATATCTTAATAAACTAGTTGCGTGCTCTTTTGCTTTAACATTTTTTTGTGCAAATGGATATAATTTTGTTGAATAGTGCAACAGTGCTTCATCAATTGACCCATGTATTCTAGAAGATATGTTTCTTTGTTCATCTTTAAAAGCATCATCATCTGATATTTGTTCCATAGTTGGAATAAATTTTTGCCAACAAAATATTTCTTTTGTTCCAGCACTATCATTAATCCAAGGAGACCAAGGTTGAACAACTGTTCTCTGTTTAATATCTTCAGAACTATTCAAAAACCTTTCTTCTAGGTCTTCTATGTTTCTTATAATCTGATCAGTATTTTTTACAATATTCTTATAATATACTAAACCTAAATCTAATACTTCATGATCTATTGAACTCACGTTCTGCAGCCTCTCTTTCTAATGGATACTCTACGGCTTGCCAAGTTGGATTCTTATCTTCCCCCAAGAAATCTGGATCTGCATGTTCTGGAAGTGATGTGTGCATATATAGTGCAGTGTATCTATGACCTTCAGTTACTTCAGTGATACCGTGAATATATTCTGTACCAGAACTTGGAAAGAATACTGCAGAATATTTTTTAGGCTGGTATACAAAATCTTGATTAGGAAAAAATATTTTACCACCTTGGTATTCTGGAGTTTCGTTTAAATAAATTATTGTACTAAATTCTATAAATGGCTCTGGACCTTGTGCATCTAAGTGTAGGCCACCCCTTGTACCCTTTGTCCAGTGTGATCCAAAACCTTTAAACACATATATTGGATTAAGAAATCCATTAAAAGACCTGTGTATTTCATTAGACTTATTGCCATACTTAATCATAATATCCATGACCGTTTTATTGTATGGTAATGATGTACCACCATATCTTTTACTATAGTATTCTGGATACGGATTAACTTCTGATGGGTTGTGTTGTTCCCTTATTAGGGTATCTGCGTCTTCCTTGGTTATGAAATTATCCACTACCGCGATTCTATGCATACTGTTCCTGTCTTTTCTCTATTATATCATTAATCAATATAGTTGATCTTAGTCATAAACTTCTTTGAATCTATGTCAGTAAACAAGGATGCGTCTGGATCGTACTCTACATCGTTTAATGGAAACGGTATATAGTTTAATTCATCAATATTAATCTTATGCTTTCCAAAGAAAGAAGCAGTATCCCCCATCAAAGGCTTGCCTATATCCTCATATTTATTTTTTTGTTTTTTAAACAAATCAATCATTTCATTATAGTTGTGATATTTAGAAAAGGTTGTATACAGGTATTCCAAAGTATCTACTTCATCTTTATTGTAAAAACTATCTGGACAACTGTATACCTTTATATGGTTACTATAGTATAAAAGAGATAGGGTTTCCTCTTCACCATAATACTTCATGTACCATGGATAGCCAATTTGTTGTAATGTTGATGTATGTCCAAAAATTAAATCTCTGCTAACAAAATATGTTTGATTAAGACTATCGGTTGTCTCTTCTTCTTTTTTTAAATAAAACAATCCATCATTACTCAAAGTTATTTTATTCTTTCCACTAATAATAGACTGTTTATCTTTAAGATTTTTTAACAAATACTCATCCCAGTCTTGACTTAAATATATATTGTCAGACAACAATAATGTATATGAATACTGAGATTGACTAAGTATGTCATTTTTATACTTACAAGGACTCTTTATTTTATCCCAAACAATGTGACTGTAGTTAACGTCTTGAAAATTTTCAAAGTATTCCCATTTTTCTAAAGCATTTTCATTATAAAATCCAAACTGATCCCATTTTGTTAAAGGGCTTTGATCAAAAATTTTAACAAATATTTTATTTTTTTTAGAAGATCTTTCTACTAAATTGGCAACAACATTTTTTAAATTTTTGTTCTTATAAGAATATATAATTACATTGATTGGATTAGGCAAATCTTTATTCATCAGAATCTTCTTTTAAACCCTTGTTTCTAAATAGTTTTTTTCTCCAAGCAGTTTTTTTATAATAACCATATAACATTGACCTTCTATTCTCTGCTTTAAACTCATGCTCGTCAAATTTTTCTTGACTTAAATCTAATTCCATTTCCCAATTATCTCTTTTAAAAGGTATCATTTGAAATAGTGGAGTTCCCTTTTTAATAATTCCCTGAAAGCCTCTCTTTAAAAAGAATGCTGTAAACACTGGAAGGCCCCATATATCTGATTCGACAATACCAGACATAGTAATAAAAGGTAGATCGTGTCTATTCATTGGATGAGTTATTAATACAGAATAACCTGGAGGTGTTTCATAGTACCAATTCATTCTCCATCCGTAATGTATTGGATGACAGTTATCTGGAACTGGAAGATCTATTGTTGGTCTTTTATCCATTATCATTATATCTTTATCCCAAGATAATTTTGGTTTTCCATTTTTATCTAACTCTACTAACAAATCATCTTCTAATAAATAATAGTATCCAGCAGTTAATGAATCAAGAAATGGCATACACATTTTTGTTGCAACCCTTGCACCATCTCCACCTATATTGTTTACTGGAGATAAATACTTTTCGTCATTCCATATTTCATGTTTTGCCAAAGCCTTGTACCATTCTGGCACATGCCTTACAGCAGGTTCTGGTGGAGTAAAGATGTTATTATAGTTTGGTCCACCACCTGGAGTAAAAGATATTTTTAGTGGATCATTCATTACTTATATTCTTTTTTTTGTCTAAATTTTTCTTTATAGGAATTTCTAAAACTGCTTCTCACTAAAAGTCTTTGTCTTTCAATTTCACCCTTTCCTTCAGAGTGAGCAACAAATTCTGATTCCCAACTTTCTCTTTTAAAAGGAATTGCCTGAATCAGTGGTGTTCCTTGTTTAATTATTCCTTCAAAACCTTTTTCAATATGCATTGAAAGATGTCCATCTGAAGCAAATTTATCTGTGTCAACAACTGCTTCAAACATTTGAAATGGAACTGGATCTCTATGAAATGGGTGAGTAAACAATGTGCTGTATCCTTTTGGAGTCATCAATGCCCAAAACGGTAATATTCTAAATATTTGTTTGTGATATCTGTCTAAGTTTACTGGATAATTAGATACTTGTTCTGTTGTATGAGTTGCAATCATGTCGTTTCCAAGAAACTTTAATTCATTTGGAACACTCCAAGTTATTTTTTCTGGATTAGTAGCATTAACATATATGTCCATTGGAACTTTAAAAATGTATCCAGCAGTTATCAAATCAAATATTGGCATACATCTTTTTATGGTGCTACTCATACCACCTTTAGATATATACTCTTTAAACTCATCACCTATAAATCCTGGCTGTTGCTTATACCAGTCTGGCATACACTTAATTGCTGCTTCTGGTTTTGGTACAAAAACTTCTGTCTTATCAGAAAAAGGATAGAAACTAACCTTATTCATAAAATCTCCTAATCTCTTTTACCATTATATCACTTGCCTCAAAAACCATGTTGTACATTGGAGAAAACCTACCTATCTTTCCATATTCTTGATCAATCATATGACTTCCTATTTTCTTAAATTGAAAGTGAACAAAAGGTGGATCAACATGTTGAGTGTTGTTTAGTATTTTTTTAAAACTCATTGTGTCTTCTGATATTAGAAATGGAGAACCCTCTGGTTGCCTAATGTCAACAGATATATCTTCATCAATAATCCAAGGTACATAGAATCTAAATGTCTGATTAAAACATGTTGCAGAGTCACCAAAGTCTTTTTTATCTGACAAGTAGTATTGCCTAATCCAGGGACGATCTAAGTTCCACATAATTCTTTCCTTATATGGCTCATCCCTTTCCATTGTGTTAATAATTTCAGGGCTATTAACTAAAAATATCTCAGCATGATTGGTTTGCTGAAGAGTAACCACATTGTTATCAATACTTATTAGTTTTGGTTTTGGATATAGCCTATCAACATAAAGGTTAATTGGTTTTATAATATCGTTATCTTTTCCTTTGATGCCTTCAGGATAACTAAGCCATCTTGATGGAACCCTAGATCTTTTATTAATCCATAAAAAAGATTCAGACTTTGATTTATGCCATATAAAAAAGTCTTCCCTTAATTCAGAGATTGACTCGTTATTGCTCTGTTTCATCCCAATCCTTATTTAATAATTCTTTTGGTATGACCTTGTACCCACTTCTATCAATACCAATTTCATATCCTTTTTCAGCCTCTATCCAACCCAACAGATTAACTGTTCTATATTCTGAGTCTGATAGTTCTGCACCCCAAATAATTAAACCACGATTGAGATCCTTTTCACGCACTGCTGGACCAGACTGTGTTCTTACTCTTCTTACCTCTATGTTTGTTCCTACATCTGGCATATCTTTATACTTTTTATGCTTTCTACCGTCCCAAACTGAGGCATGCCAATATTGGTTTGTATATTTAGCAACTGCTAATTCACAAATTGCTGATGCAGGTTGAGCGTTTCTATCTTCTTCCATACTAGATCTATTGTAGTATGAAGCATCTACCTTATTCCAATTCTCTGTATATCTTCGCATACCTACCATATAGGCGTGTTCATATTCCCATGGTTCTAATTCAACTATCAACTGTATTCCTATTCTGTTAGCACTGCGAGCCTCGACTCAGGATTGAACTGAGGACCTTCCGCTTACAAGGCGGACGCACTACCACTGTGCTATCGAGGCGTGGGAATAGTAGGACTTGAACCTACGATAGCCGAATTATGAGTTCGGTGCCTTAACCTACTTGGCTATATTCCCTTTGGCTGGCGTGGTAGGTCTCGATCCTACGACTTCGAAATTAACAGTTTCGCACTCTGCCAACTGAGTTACACGCCATCTTTTTTATTCTGAAACTAACACTAACTTGTCAGTAACAGTTAAACCTTTTTGCCATTGTGTTGCAACAGCAACATTTGCAGAAGAGGTTGTCTGAGGAATCAAACCAAACAGCACTGAGCCATAATTAAACTTACCTGTTGGTAATACTCCAAAATAATCTGTATTTTGATCATGATTTCCTACTGGAAATGTAGAAACAGAAACCGTATCAGTGATACATGCTGGATATGCTACTGGTTTTCTGTTTGAATCATTACCTGTAGAAACAAATACTGGAATGCCTTTATTTTTTAAACTGGCAACTGTTGCTCTAATTGCTGGATCAACAATTTTAACATTAACTAATCCAGTTGGAGAAAGTTTACATTCTCCTGGCTTTGTCATATTTCCACTTAGTCCATAAGAAAATGACACAGCAGATACATTTGATGAATTAGTATCTACCCATTTTAATGCTGCAAGAAAATCATTACCATTTAATATTCCAACTGCACCTTTGTTTGATACTGTTGCAGATCTAACTAATATAAGTGGAACATCTGGATTATTTCTGCGAGCAACTTCAACCATAGCCATACCATGATTTACTGGATCAGAAACTCTTTTAGAAGGTTTTGGTGTATTTACACACTTATCTGTTGCAACACAAACAATAGTTGTGTTAGCAACTCTTGTATCAAAGTAACTATCGATAATTACAATTGGTTTAGTATTAACTGCTGGTGTTGGAGTTGGTGTAACAACTGGTGTTGGAACAACTACAGGTGCTGGACTCTCAACTATAGGTGTTGGAGTTGGTGTAACAACTGGTGTTGGAACAACTACAGGTGCTGGACTCTCAACTGCATTTGCTGGAACTGCTAGTACTGAAAATAAAACAGATAAAACAATGAACATTTTTTTCATTAAGATAACTCCATTAATCTAATTACATAACAACATGGGTCGCCACCTTGGTCCCATTCTTCTTGCTCTTCTTCGCTCATGTATTGAAAACCACCATCATGAGTACTACAAAATGGCTCAGTTATCCAGCCCTTGTCAATGCCTTGTAACAGCCAAATCTCAAATTCTGTATTCATATATCTAGTATATACCTAGATGCTTACCGTGTCAATAGGACCAGTGCAAGATGTTGAAAAATTAATAGCAGCACCTACTGCTTGAATAACTCTGTTTCTTCCATTTTTTTGTTTTTGAGTAGAGTAAAGTGATCCCAATGCAAACTCTGATGCTGAACCCATTGCCAAATAATCTAAATCATATTCTGTTAATGACATGTCTACAGCACTGTGTTCAAAAATTCTACCCTTAACACAAATTATCATTCCAAAGTCTGAGTCCTTAGAAACGTCAACCCACCATCTGTCATAGAAATCTCTTAGTGATATTAAAAATTTTGTGTACATAAATCTATCTAAGTTGCCGTCTGGTACAGGTGGTTTAAAGTTTAATCTTATTCTTTCACCATCCATGGTGCCAGCGTATCCTATTAGGTATTGACCAGTTTTCCAAACCTTTGGTGCCTTCAAAGTAAGCATGCTGTTTTCATCTGATGCACCTCTGTCACCAGCCATAAACATTTTATTTTCTTGTCTAACTACCGCTATGCACGTCAAAGTAAGCCTCTTTTGTATAGTGTTATTAAAGTATACCATCTATCATTTTTATAGTCAACATGATATACTGCTATATATGGCTGGACTATTGACCCTGGGATCTGTACATATTGGTAACATATCGGACATATCTTTTAGGACTATTAGAAGCATCATTGATCATGATGTAATTGCTGTAGAAAGCCTTGAAAA